TAAATTAAAGTACACACATGAAGAAATGATTAACATTTGCGATGAAGCTAAAAGAATGATGATTAGTGAGTTTGATAGCATGCTTGATGATCTTGGTCGTGATGTGTCTGGTGAATGTGTCTGGGTTGATAAAATTAAGCAAGGGATAGTCGATATAAAAGAGAATAATGGATTAACAGATAGGTAAATGATTATGAAGGTATGTATAGGTGACCTTGAAGCTAATGGCTTATTAGATACAGTCACTACTATTTGGTGTGGTGTATTCAAGGACATCAACACTAAAGAGGTAGTTAAATTCACTCCTGACAATCTCTCTGAGATGTTTGCATACCTTGACACAGTTGATGTATTAATCATTCATAACGGTATAGGGTATGACGCTCCTCTTATGGAGAAGATACATGGCTACACTTACAAAGGTAAGATGGTAGACACCCTTATTATGAGTAGGTTACAGCAGCCCAACCGCCCCAGACCTTGGGGTTATAAAGGCAAGAGTGGCCCTCATAGCGTAGATGCTTGGGGGTTTAGATTTGGCAGAGCTAAACCAGCGCACGAAGACTGGACTAAATACTCTGACGAGATGCTCCACCGTTGTACTGAGGATGTTGAGATACAATACCTCATATACATGGAGCTACTCAAGGAGGCTAAAGAACTAGGAGGTACTTGGAAGAACGCTTGGCAGATGTCATTCAAATTGTTTGAGATTGTGCACAAGCAAGAGCAATTCGGTTGGCTAACTGACCGTAAGCAAATGGATTATTGCTTACATATGTTATCCCGCTGGATCAATCGTTTAGACAGAGCAGTTAACCCTCTACTACCGTCAGTTACAATACCCTCAGAAATTAAGAAAGCTGGGGTATACAACTGGGTTAGAGAACCTTTCCTAAAAAGTGGTGCTTATAACGCTAAGGTGTTAAAATACTGGGGAGATGATGCCTCATTAGTTGCAGGCCCCCATAGCAGATTACTATTTAGGAGAGTGGATCTCAGCAAGGATAAGGAGTGTAAGCGATACCTCCTAGACCTTGGCTGGGAGCCTGCTGCATGGAATACAAGTAAGAAGACTGGTGAGCGTACTGGCCCTAAGCTTAACTCTGATGACCCATTTAAGGGTGTCGAGGGTAAGGTAGGTAAGTTAATAGCTAAGCGAGTAGTGTGTGCAGATAGGGTTTCAACCATCAAAGGTTGGATCAACAGGACTAGGGAAGACGGTCGTTTATCTTCTAGGGTATCTGGCCTTGCTGCTACAGGTAGAGCTACTCATGCAAGCCTAGCGAATGTACCTAACATAGATACATTCTTTGGTAAGTGGATGCGTAAATGTTTTACATGTCCAGAAGGTAGGGTATTGATTGGGTGTGATGCAGGAAGTTGTCAAGACAGAATGCTAGCCCAACGTGCTAAAGATCCAAAACTTACGTCTATACTTATTGACGGCGACAAAGCTAAAGGGACTGACGGACACTCCCTAGCTATGCACGTTGTCAACAAAGTTGCAGATGCTCATGGCTTACGTCATGTAACTAGATCTAAAGCTAAGGGTTATGGCCTTGGCTGGAAATTTGGTTCAGGTGATGCTAAGATGGGCAGTATGCTAGGAGGCTCCGAGAAAGCTGGGGCTGATATACGTAAAGGATTAGAGGGTGTGTTCCCTGCACAGGCAGCTTTGGTTGACTCATTGCTTAAAGTGTGGCGGAGTAACGCTAAAGAAGTTAAAGGTAAATGGGGTAGGGTTGAGTACAAAGATGGTTGGATACCAGGATTAGACGGCAGACCTATTTACATTCAAAAAGAACATGCAATACTGGTGTATATGCTTCAGAGTGATGAAGCTATAATGATGGCAGCCGCTTATATAATGCTGTACAAACGCCTACTAGCCAAGGGGCTTAAGTGGGGTGAAGACTGGGCTTATGTATGTTGGTATCACGATGAGTACACCATAGAGTGTAAGGAGGAGCTAGCAGATGTAATAGCACCAATGGCAGAGCAAGCAATTGCTGATGCAGGTGCGTTCTTTAAATTTGACCACTGCCCACAGATTGGTGAAGCAGAGGTAGGTAAAAATTGGTATCAAATCCACTGAGGTATTGAAGTGTTTAAGAAAGATTTAAAAACTGTAGGAGTCTTAAGTGAGATGGCCGCACAGCGGGTATATCTCGAACGTGGTTGGGATGTGTTTACACCTGTATCCCCTCAACCCCGTGTAGATTTTGTGGTAGTAGACAAAGAAACAGGAAGTGTCCTAAAGGTTCAGGTGAAGACCGTGCAGGATAATACTGTAAATGGAATAACTTACCGACAATGTAGGTTGGTACCTAACAAGAAACCTTACGAACCCCACGAAATAGATAGGTTTATATTTGTCCATCCCCCTACAGGAGACATCTGGGGAGCTGCGGCTTCTCAAGTAATAAAAAAGACTTCTATTAATTTTGGAAGAGCCGACGGCAAAGGCAAAGAACCAAGGAATAATATATTCCTTAACAAGTTTAAACAACAAGAGTATAAATAATATGGCTAGATCAGCAGCAGATATTCCAGCAGGTGATGGTGGAAATAAGTTTAATAAAGAAGTATTAAAACCTAACGGATACCCAGCACGTTTAGTGGGTGCGGTGTTTGTAGGAGAACAGAATCAACGTCCTTACATGGGGGAGGCTAAGCCACCTGTACAGGAAGTGAGGTTAACATATGAATTGTCTCATGCGTTTATGAAAGGGGAAGACGGGGAGGACTTGACAGATAAACCACGCTGGCAGTCAGAGACAGTAGCATTTAAAAGCTTAAAGCTTGACCGTGCTAAGTTCACTAAGCGTTACAATGTGTTTGACCCAGCTCATACAAACAAAGGTGTTATTGCAAATTGCTTAGGGCTACCTTGTACTGTTGTAGTGACTAACAACGCAGGTAAAGGTAAACATGCAGGTAAGGTGTTTGAGAACATCGGTGATGTAACAGCTGTTGCAGACTTTCCAGGATATGTACAGCCTGAGTTAGTTAATGACACATTCTATTACGATCCATTCGATGAAGAATGTACTCTTGAACAGTTCAGAGCACAGCCTGAGTTCTTACAAGGTATTATCATGGGGGCTAACGACTATGCACACAGTCACTTGGCTAAGCTTATAGGCGGTGCACCTGAACCTAAAGTGGAGCAGAGAGCTGCCCCTGAAGCACCTGAAGCGGATAACGATGACGAAAACCCTTACTAGAGGAAATAGTATGAACGCTGAAGAATGGAACAAGAAGTTGTTTGAAGAACGTATGCAATATGTTAACAGCAGTCCTCCTACAGCCCCTTTCTCAGGGGAGGTATGGAGAGCTGTAGATGACGGCAAAACCACTGTACAAGTATCTATGTGCGGTAAGCAACGTAACAATACTTTTGAGCGCATCATGGCAGGTAAGGGGGGCACTGGTAAGGAGACTATTGCTGACCCTGCTCTAGTTGCTAAGGTGTTCCCTCTTAATGGGGAACGGTTATTCGCATGAAGGCTTTAATAGATGCTGACATGTTGGAATATCAAATAGCGTTTGCTAGCCAGTGGGTAGATGAAGAGGGGGAGTTACAGATCTCCCACTTCGATCAAGCTGCTGAACGTATGGATAACCTTATTGAAGATATATGTGAGGCTGTAGGAGCCACTTCACATGTCTTATACCTAACAGGTAAAGGCAACTTCCGTGCAGATATAGCTACACGAAAAGTATATAAGGGAACACGTAAAGCAGATAAGCCTTTTCACTATGCTAACATGAGAGCGTACCTGACGTTCAGTCATAACGCAGTGGTGGTTGACGGTATGGAAGCTGACGATGCTATGGCTATAGCACAAACAGATGACCCCTCTTCTGCTACAGTTATATGCTCTAGGGATAAAGACTTACGTATAGTTCCAGGTTGGCACTATTCATGGGAATGTCACAACCAACCTGAGCGTCCCTTACATGAGGTAGATAAGCTAGGTGAGTTTACTCCTAAGTATAAGACTAAGGTTAGTAAAGTTACAGGTAAAGAGTCAGAGGTGTTTAGCAAACTAGAAGCTACAGGATTACGTATGTTCTATGCTCAAATCTTAATGGGAGATACAGTGGATAATATCCCTGGACTTCCTGGCTGTGGAGCTAAAGGGGCGTATGACGCTCTGAGAGGCTGTGTGAGCGAGATTGAGATGTATGACGTATGTTTGGGTCTATATGCTGATAAGTTCTATGACGAGGCTCTGGAGCGCTTCTCAGAGGTGTTGTCTGAAGAAGGTGGAATGTATGACCTATCTGAGTGGGAAATAGAGGGGGTTAAGAATGACTACTGTGACACCTTCATCGAAGACGAGCTTATAGAACAAGCGAGGTTACTATGGATGGTACAAAAGTTAGACGAGAACGGTGCCCCTGTAATGTGGGAGATTCCTGTTGCCTAGAAAAATCGTAGAGAAGCCGTATAACAACGGTCAATGGACACAATCGAGGTACAATAGCTTTGTTAAATCAGCGTTAAGGAAAGCCAGCATCAAGTGGCCCCCTAAGTACCAAGTACTCAAGGAGAGTCAAGTTGGCAAGAAAATTAACAAGAGGTCAGGAAGACTGGCTATGCACCATGAGTGCGCTAGTTGTAAAAATCATTTCCCAAGTAGTGTTTGTAGCGTGGATCACATCGTGCCTATTATTGATCCTGAGCTTGGTTTCATCAGCTGGGATGACACAATAACTAGAATGTTTTGTGAAGCTAGTGGCTTACAGGTTCTATGTAAACCTTGCCACGATGAGAAGACTAATATTGAAAAAGGAATAGCAAATGCAAGAAGAAAAGCAAATAAATGAATACAAAGGTTACTCCCTGTTTAACGATGTTGAAGACCCTGAGTTACGGGGTTTCAACAGAGGGACAGTGTTAGCTAACATGATTGAATCAGGACAGACAGGCAGTAAGATTAGACATGATACAACAGCAGATATATTGTACTACTTCTCACAAGTCCCTGAAGGGGAGCGTCTAATAGCTATTACAGCTATGGAAGAAGTCCTTACGGATCGTGGTATTAAAATAACTGATGTGGTTAAACACTAATGGTTACCTTAGACAGTATGATTGAGCATATCGCCTTCCAAATAGAGGGCGTTAATGCTGAGATTACTTTAACAGGAGAGCTTGACCAATACTTAGCAGGTTACTCAGACGGTCTTGAGGCGGCTTTCTATCAACTAGTCGCTGTTAAGATTAACAGATCACAGCCTATGGAGGAAGAACAATGAAACTTGTTTATATCCCAGACACACAAGTAAAGAAAGGTGTGCCTATTGACCACCTACTTGCCGCAGGTAAATACATTGTCAAGCATAAGCCTGATGTTGTTGTTGTAGCAGGAGATTGGTGGGACATGCCTTCTTGTAACCTATACGCCACTCAGATGGAGATTGAGGGTAAGCGGGTTATAGAAGACATAGAAGCAGGCAAGGAAGCTATGCACTTGTTTATGTCTCCCCTTACGAAGTATAACGCTCGTATGAGGAAGAACGCTAAGAAGCAATACAAACCAAGGCTAGTGTTCACTACAGGTAACCATGACCCTGAAGTTAGACTACCTAGGCTTGTTGAGTCTAACCCTATCCTAGAGGGTCTTGAGATAGATGACACTAGGGCCTTCTTAGAAGACTATGGCTTTGAAGTATATAAGTTCTTAGAAGTAGTTAACATAGAAGGTATACGCTTTAGCCACTACCATGTAAACCCTCACAGTGCTAAGAAGGGGCCGCTTGGTGGAGCTATTGATACCATGCTTAAGAATGCAGGCTTCAGCTTCATCCAAGGCCATTGCCAAGGATTGAAGATGGGTAAGCATTATCTAGCAGATGGTACTAGGCGGTTAGGTATTGTAGCAGGCAGCTTCTACCAACATGATGAAGACTTCATGGGCATACAAGGGAATGAGCATTGGCAAGGCATCATCCACTTGAATGAAGTGGCAGATGGTGGAGCAGATGTTTGCGAGATAAGTCTTAAATATCTTATGGAGAAATACCTATGAGTGATTCCCACAAACGTTTTAAACAGTTAATGGCTTTAGATGTACAGCTTGGAGGCTCTCATTACAAGTCTCAGGCTATACAGCCTATACAATATATCCACGCTAACAAGCTCCCTTATATAGAGGGTAACGTAGTTAAGTATATTACACGTTGGCGGGATAAGAACGGGCTTGAAGATCTACTGAAGATTAAACATTATGTAGACCTTCTAATTGACCTTGAGGGATTAGATGAACCAGTACCTAATGACGAAGGACGAGCTGATAGACCTGTTGCAGTTGGAACTAAGTGCGACAGGAACCTATGAAGTAGCTGCCATAGAGGGCAGTCAAATATCAATAATAGAGGTAGTTGATGGAGAAGAAGTTTAACGAAGGCCCACAGATGAAGATCTCTCAAGAGATTCATGCAATGAAGTACAGGGGCGAAGGAGAGAGTTACAGAGAAGGGGTTAACCGTTTTGTAGGTGCGTTAACCGATACAGAGGAGGAGTTCAAGACGTTACGTGAGATACTGCTTCCCCAGAAGTTTATGGGAGCAGGTAGAACTCAGAGTGCTATAGGCAGTCCTAACCAGACCACTGCCTTTAATTGCTTTGTGTCAGGAGAGGTAGAGGATAGCTTCTCTAGCATCATGGACATGGCTAAAGAGAGTGGTCAGACAATGCGTAAGGGAGGTGGTATAGGCTATTGCTTCTCTAGTATACGTCCTAAGGGGGACTTGATAACCACCCTAGGAAGCCAGTCTAGCGGCCCTATAAGCTTTATGCGTATCTTTGACAGTGTGTGTCAGACTATCTCCAGTGCAGGGCACAGACGGGGTGCACAGATGGGTGTACTTCGTGTAGACCACCCTGACATTGAGGAGTTTATTCACGCTAAACAGAACAGTACTGAGCTTACTGCATTCAACATCTCTATCGGTGTGACTGATGAGTTTATGGAATGTGTTGTAGCTAATAAGATGTTTGCCTTAGAGTTTGAAGGTCGTGTGTACAAGAGGATTCATGCCCCTACATTGTGGGAAATGATAATGCGTAGTACGTTTGACTGGGCTGAGCCTGGAATATTATTCATTGACCGCATTAATGGATGAATAACTTATACTACTGTGAGACTATTAAAGCAACTAATCCATGTGGAGAGCAACCGCTACCTGCCTATGGTGCATGTCTACTAGGGAGTTTTAACTGTGTTAAATATATAACAGATGATTTGGTTTTTGATTATGAACTATTTAAGAAAGATATACCACCAGTTGTACGTGCAATGGACAATATTCACGACTCCACTGTGTTCCCGCTTGAAGCGCAAGCTCAGGAGAGTAGGGATAAAAGACGTATGGGACTTGGGGTTACTGGGGTTGCTAATGCTCTGGAGCGCCTTGGCTATCCATACGGTTCAGCTGATTATCTCGTAGAGCATGAGAAGATCTTAGCTGTATTAAGGGATGAAGTGTACAAAGCTTCTGCTTACTTAGCTAAGGAAAAAGGAAGCTTTCCTTTATACGATGAGGAGAAGTATCTTGCAGGTAAGTTTATTAAGACACTACCTAAGTCAGTACGTGCTCTTATTAAGAAATATGGTATACGGAACAGTCATCTATTGTCTATTGCACCCACTGGTACAATCAGCTTATCTGCTGATAATATCTCCTCAGGTATTGAACCTGTATTTAGTTGGACATACGATAGGACAATACAGACTGTAGACGGGCCTATAACAGAGCCTGTATCGGATTACAACTATCACTACCACAACATTAGAGGTAAGAGAGCGGACGACTGCACAGCTATGGAGCACCTAGGCGTACTAGCCTTATGTTCTAGATATGTAGATAGTGCTGTATCTAAGACCATTAATGTATCACCTGACATTGCTTGGACGGACTTTAAAGACATCTACATGACTGCTTGGACTGAAGGTTGTAAAGGTTGTACTACATTCAACGTAGGGGGTAAGAGGTATGGTATACTGAATACTACTGACGATGATAAAGTAGAAGAGGATAAAGCAGAGGCTTGTTTTATTGACCCTCTGACAGGTCAGAAAGAGTGTGGTTAAGAAAGGAGATAAGATGAAGTCAAGCAGTCGTAGTAGACAGCTATCGCAATTTGAAGTGAAATTAAATGATAAGGCTGATACGCCTAAGAAAGTTAAAAATGAGAGGAATAAAAATGTATAAAGTAGTATTGTATAAAGTAAAGTATGATTTTGATGTTAATCTTACCGACACAGAGGAAGTAGTGGCGGAAGAGTTTGTAGGAGCTATACGGGCTGATGTATCTCCTAGCGGAGTTATAGGGCTACAGGAGTGGTCAGGCAAGCAATCTGTGCTAAGCCTACACCGCTACAGCCGTATGGAAACTTTCCCTATGGAGGACGAGGAGATACTAGCTACTCCAGGACTTGGAGAGTGGTATCAAGAGCAACTAGATGAAGCTGCTTTAACCCGTAACCTGTCAGAAGTATCTGAAAGCAGCTAACCTACAACGCCCCAGAAATGGGGCTATTCTACCACTTCCCCATCTATATAGAATATCTCTTCTATCGCTCGTAACCTTCCGTGTAAATTCTTCTCCGAGACTACTCTCTCCCTATTCCTGTTATACAAATCCCTATCTAATTGATTGAAATCCTTTCTAATTAACATAGAATGTGCTTCAGCCCAACCTTTGTCATACATATCCGTCTGCTCACGTTGGTCATCTACTTTCATGCTCGCCTGAACATCCTCTATTTGCCTATTAACTGCGTGTATATTCTCGCTAAAAGCATTATAGGTTATAGAGCTTTGGGCTTCCACAGCTTGAATACGTAAATCTATTTCACGCTCTAAAGCTTCAGAGTTTATGTTAGTTACGTAAGTCATAGACCCTCCGAATAAACCTAAGACAGCTACACAAAAGACAGCTAACTGAAGTAACGGAGTTGAACTAGGTCGGTTATTCTCAATCAAGGTAGCCTGTTCTTTGAACTGCCTATCCATCTGACGGATAAGGGCTGCTATAGTAGCGGATGTTTCTGCTACTTCAGTCTTAATGCCCCCTATCTGGTCATTGTTTTTATGCACCTGAATCCATAAAGCATCTGTCTCTTTTACTGACCCAGTAGCAATCATACCGTCAACCATTTCCTTTCACCTTACTAACCACACCTTCAATAGCTCCCCCAGCAAAATAAAATGCTACAATGGTAAGCATAATCTCCCCAATATAAAACTCCCCTAACAAGTTAGTCACATCTACCTTAGTGAAAGACTCAGCCGCTAGAACCATCCCTAAACAAATAAAGAACGAGAGTAAATAAGTGCTTGCAAACATTAACGACAAGTACCTTTGGATAACTTTATAAGGAGCATACGCCCCTATTAACTCTGTCTTTGCTTTGTTCTTCGCTGCTATCTCTTCTTCATCTGATGTGTGTATATCGTCAATCAGTTTCATACCGTTGGCTATAACATCCCCTGACCCAAAAATTGTTGCTAAAATACTCATGCTTCCCCCTCAACTTCACCTGTGTTATCTGAAATCTTCTTTATAACCAAAGAACCACCCGCTATTCCTGCCATTATATCCCCACTACTCGCCTTCTTTTTATCAAACTTAGCATTAACAGATCTAACCTGTTTACTGTCAAACACTATAACTTCGCTTGCGTCTGCTACGCTTGTAGGAGTTTTATCATACCCTGCCCATACACTATCGTGTCCCGCTTTCTTAAGGAACTTAGTAGCGTTCTTATTGAACAGTTCTTGATCAAACTCCCCATCTTTAGTGGCTTTCTTGGTCATCCCGTCTAGTATTTTATCCCCAAACTTATTACCTATAGCGCCTTTAAAAGCTCTAAAGCCTATACCGTCTACAATAAAAGGTTTATCACTTCTAACCCTAACAGGGTATATGGTAGCACCTGTAGGTGCCTCACCTTTATGTTTGTTATACCCTGCGTAGTCAGCCGCTTCCTCTGGTACAGGGGTAAAGTGGTGCCCCTCTCCATACCAACCTGAATCAAACTTCTCGCTTTCCCCGTGCTTAAACTCCTCAATGTCGTTCCTAGAACTACCGTGGTACAAGTGAGGTTCTTGAAACTTCATATCTTTAGCATCTTGCTCTCGATATTTAGCCATTAAGTTTTTGGTGTCTTCAGGAGAAATTGAAGGCAGCTCGCCTATTTTAGTTATCTTTTTACCTTGTAAAGCTTTAGGTAAGTTTCTATTAACCTTACCTGACTCGCCTTGTTTTACAGGAAAAGGGAGGCGGCCCCCGCTTTCTCCTTTAAGTTGGGTAGGCCAATTCTTTACGTAGTCACGGTGAGAATCGTCACTTTGTTGGTCAAAGTAGATCTTCTTACCTTTACCCCCTTGATAGACAGAACGTAGCCTAACAGGTATAGTATCTTCTCCTTGTTCTTGTAAAGCGAGTGCCCTGTGCCTACCTTCGTGTCCTACAACTTTAGCAGAACCGTCCCCTTGGTCTGCGATATTCAAATAAGGTACATCACTAAAAGGTGTCCCTTCCTTTACTAGCTCCCTTGTTTTCTCTATCTTTGATGGGTCAGGAGATTCTAGACGTTCTGCCATAGTTAAAAATTGGTTTATAGGCATATCGACTAGAACACTACTTGATTTAAAAGATTCAGCCTCTTTATTAGCCCCTTTTAAAGCTTCATCAGAGAACTTAGAGACCTTGTTAGCCCCTTTAATTGCTCCTACAATACTCATAATTAAGGTCTCCAGGTAGCAAGGGGTAGAACACTTTTGAAGTACAAGCGAGCTGAGTTGCTCTTGATAAAACCAGCTGCGTACAATTCTTTCATAACCCTGTTGTCCATACCTTTAGTGTTCTCTTCTGCGTCTTTCCTACGAAGATGTTTAGCAAACTCTAAAGCATCGTTGTCAGCAGCCGCTTTCAAAACTGCCGTCCACTCCTCGCTAGCCTTTGTACCTCCTACATTATACGCCAAAGAGGTTAAAGGTAGCTTGTATTCTTGGTCTATATCTTCCCAAGAAGATCCAATATCCTTTAGCTTCTTGTCCCAAGAACCTGCTCTGGCTATCTTAATATTCTTAGCCATGTCAAGTTGTAGTATCTTAGTTCTGCTCTCTGAAGAAAGAGGGTTATCCTCTCCAAAAGGTATACCGTATATCATACCCTCCGTTATCTCTTTCGTAGTTAGTTTGTGTCCAAACCCTATGTCATACGTTATCTTACCACTCTTCTTATCTCTAGCGTCATTGGAGACCATAGGGACACTACCGTGATTGCTCTCTGCATACTCCCCTATGTAGTTGTAGAACTCTTCAGACCTGTCTACAGGCTGGGTGTTCAATACCTCTGAATTATCTACATCCGCCTCTATAACAGGGTCTACCTGAAGGTCATAACCACCAGCTACCTCTACTTGGGCCTGTGGCTGTGGTGAAGTGTTGTTAGAGATCTTGGTAATACGATCAAAAGGAAACTCCATTACTCTACTACCTTACCATTTTTAACATAGAATCTACTCCCATCTTCTAGTTCATATTCACCGTCCCCATCAAAATCTTCAAAAGCATTAAGATCCACCTCTTTCAGTGCCTTAAGAATCTTCTTGTCTTTAAACAGGTGTGGGTTCATCTCTTCAAAAGCAGCTTGAACTGCCTCTGCTGTAGGTTTGGTAGACTTTGGCGCCTCTACAGGTGTCTCTTCAACAGCTACAACAGGCATTGGCTCTACATTACCTGAAGGCAGAGTGAACTTAGATGAAAGATACTCATCAACGCTCTCAAAGCCTTTCTCCCATATCTTAGGGTTGTTAGTAGCCATTCTATAAGCAGCCACTATCTGTTCCTTGTAAAGGTCTTTAACTTCAAAACCCCCTGTGTCAATGTTCCAAGACTGTGGTCTAACTGTGTTACCTACAGGTGCATACTCTTGTTTTACAGAGACAGTTGTAGGAGCACCCATAGTTAATAGCATAGCAGATCTAGCCGCTTTGGTTATCAAAGCATCTATAAGAGCAGGCTGTCTGTTAGCTATCCCTTTCCATTCTTTGTTCCTTCCAATAGGCTGTAATCTAATACCTTTAGCTTGTTCTATGTTAGCTAAAACACTTTCAGGGTTTGCAGTAAAAGCTAGAGACATCTGATTAGGAATCCCTTTAGCTGTCATAGATAGGCCAAAAGCTTCAGCAGTTATAGGGGACAACTTACCTGCACCCCCTTGTGCTGCGTCAACAACATCCACCATTACATCTTGTTTACCCACTTCCGTCAACGAATTTATAACCGTAGCCACAGGGCTTGTGGCATTAGCAAACTCAGCAGCTAAAGATTTGTTGTTGAAAATAAGCTCCAACATAGGAGCCATAGCCTGAGGATTACCACCTGCTAAGGTATAAGCAGCCGCTAACTGCGGTGATGCTTTCATAGCGTTAACTATAGTGGTCATACCTTCATTCTGAAGTATAGATTGTACTTGTTTAGTAGCAGCTTCCATATGCTTAGTTAACGATACATCATCAGGGATAGTTTCCATGTGATCGTATTGAGCATTAATGCGAGCCAATGCCGCATCTTTATTAGGACGAGTCATACCAGAAGACTCTATACGAAACTTCTCTTGCTCCCTAGACTGAAGAAGCGTAGTCATGTACGCTTTCTTCTGCTCTACAGTGCCTTCTGAATCAGCAAACTGTATTGCCATACTAGCAAGCTGAGCCTGTGTATCTATACTCTCTAAGTCGTATTTCTTAGCGGCCTCACCACCACCTAGTTTACCTAGACTGTCTTTAGTCGTTAAATGCTTCAACTCCGCAGCATTGGCTTGGTGGTTATTGTACATACCTTCAGCCACTTTTCTATTAACAGCCGCACCACTTTGAACTAAGTTATCCAGAGCTACTTCCTTCTGAGCATAAGCTGTGTTCTGTTGCTTCTGTACTTCAGCTTGTTTAAGCTCTTCAGGTGTTTGTCCGAAGTAAGCCCCTCTAGCCCCTGCCCCTGTCATAGAAGAGAAAGATTTATCAAAGTCAGATTGGAACATAGACACTATAGGGTTAGACAACTTCTCCTTACGGAGAGCCTGCATACGGGCATTACCCGCAGCAGATG